CGTTTTGGGAGAGTATAAGCAGCCAACTTTCGTCAGCGGAGGGGTTGCATGTCCGACGTCGCGATTTACCGTTAGGAGGGCAGTCAGTGTACTGGGGTCTTCACGATCAGGGCGGGTCTATGGCTAAGACTCAACCTGATGGCGAACCAGCTAGGCATGTAACTGCACCGCTCCAAGGACCGGGATTCGCGGTCATACGACAATTGTTTATTTGTCCTCGGGCCCACACTCACACTCTCGTCCCATTTACGATTGGGATACCACGCTTCGAGTTCCATCGGGATCACGGATGGTAACTCGGATGGTGCGCTCCACATAAGTTAAATGCGGAGTAGGGTCTACACCAGGATCGCTGTCGAAGTGCAGCGGTTCACGGATATTGATCCGATCCGGTCGCACCGTTGGGGCAGGCGCCGAAAAGGTCTGCCAGGCTAGACCCGTGTAGGACAGAAGGGTCGGTTCATCAATAAGATGAACAACCCCTCTATCCACTAGGGTCCAAGCCTGACGGAGCCCTTCCTTCACCCGCCTGCGATGCTCGCGAACCTTCGCCATACCCTGCTGTGAGGCCCAATAGGATTTGGGTTCTTCCTCACAACAACGTTGTTGACCCTCTGAGTCGGAAACTGCATAATGGCAGAGCAAGGGAAATTGTCCACTGGATCGACCAGACACATCCCTTTTCCGTAAAACCGACTCACCATCGAACCACTGATCCTGCACCTGTTCTGGTTTAAGTCTCTTCTCCAGCCGTCTAACGGAAAAGCGGTTGGAGCGGAGTTCCTTTGTTAACGAACTCAACCAATGTTGGGAAGGTGTAGGTACTTGAACATCAAACTGCCTCTGTTTGCTGGGATCACTCATAAAGTAATAGCCGGCAAAAGCCCTCGTGTCTACTGTGAAGTCCCGGGTGTCACTCGGAAGAATAACACCAGGTCCTCCCATGCACATAGGGAGGTCATGAGGAAGATCACCCGGAAGGGAATGAAAGAAACTAAACCATGGATACATCCTCTCGATTGCCACTGAATGGTGGTGCTCGGTAAGATGTTCCCAGGCTGTACCAGCCCGGAACCATGGCTCCCCTAATCGCTGACCCGCGTCAAGACCCTTTCTAGAGGTATCCTGCAGGAGACTGAGGTTACAGAAAGGCTCGTGATGAAACGAACCATCAGGTTTCGAAATAAAGGTGCAGGAGTTAATGTTAACAAACTCCGCACTTCGATAATTCTTTCCCACCGAAGGGAAAAACCCGACAGAACGATTATACGACCACCAATTCTCGTAGTCCTGGTCTTGGGACATCCTGAAGGCGATATCATCACCGTTGACCCGTACCGGCAAGTCATCCGTCAGCCGAAGATCAAAAGCAGCGAGATAGCAGCAAAGGTTCACTAGGCAAAGGATAGGAAAACTCATGGGAGAACCCATAGGTTGACCCCTCCTCTGCATGCAATCCTTTACAACCATTCCACGCTCCTTCCTAATGTACCGATGTTTAGTCAGTCCAATATCTCCAAGCTGATAATAGAAATCCGGCACATTACCGTACTTGGCTATCTGTCGCCAGGTGTATGATGATATGTCCGTATCTAAGTTATCAGTAGCTCCATCGTAATCCCCCGAAACGTATAACTCCCCGGGTTGACACGGTCCTAGCTGAGAGAGGTCCTCAGCCGTGACGGGAGTCCCTATATAACGAAAAACAGGTATACGTCTCAGAATCGAATGCATATACTTCTGGATATCCAACATCCGATAATATCCAGCGGCCTCGCCCATAGTAATAATCCGAACCTTCAGCGGCTCCGGTATCGCAAATGGCTTACAAAGGATATAACCCCTTCGGATTATATCCTCGCAAAGCTGATCTACATAACACTGGAACCAAATCCAATTGGATTGGAGCGACGGCGGGAATCGAACCTCATACGTCAAACCACAGCCTAGAAAAGGCGGTAACTCGATGATACGCTCTAAAAGATCGTAGCCATCAAGGGTTACAGGCCGAACCTTTTCAAAACCCCTCAGTAACTCTGAGGCCGCCCCTCCATCCTTTCGACCAAGATGAAAAGACGCAGATTGAGACGCACTACAGTTCCGCGGACGAAAATCCCGACCCGAAAATATCTGTTTACACGTGTCTTTGATAACACGCTTTACCTTATCTTTCCGAATCAGATCATCAAACGCGAGGGCCCTTGGTGCAGAACAGAACCGTTCAGCATGATCTTCTATAGCCTTCTGGACGAACTTCTGAGAGATTCTTGGCATCCCGTACTTAGAGTACAAGATATCAAGGGCCTTTCGAAAATTCTTCTTGGAAGGACAGCAGAGAAGCTGTCGGCACGCGCGATAAACCCATGCGCCACCAAGGATACCCGGAATTCCCACATCGATTTTCCGCCCATTGACGGAAGGGACCAAAGGGACGTCATTCCTCGTATGCTTAGCAAAGAGATACGATGTCTGGAACTTCAACCACTTTTCAGCGGTTTGATTCAACATCCTATCTCGCATCGCGAGAATGAACTCCTGAGCTGGGGCATCGACAATCGAATGTCTCACTTTTGACCTCACGGTCAAGGCGAGATACACGGTTTGCCAAACCTCCGCAGCCCATCGAAGAGGGTATGGTATTTTGCTCGAATTTCTTTTACATGGCCTAGAGCCTGGGGCCATGGAAGGATTAGTTGCAAGAGATCCTATCAACTCTTCAAGCGCGGGTGCCAAAAGACGGCACCCTCTTGCTGGACATGAAAACTTTGAACTTTGGTTCACTGCTTTC